GCTACGCTTTTGGTATTAGCGGGATTATTGACCCCGATGAAGCTGATCGATACCAAGAAGCGGGCGCGATTGTCAAAGAAAAAGACATCACGCCAAAGGCAGAAGCCGACCCGACGATAACCGAAGAGCAAAAGCAAGAGCTTGTCGAGCTAACCGAAAAAACAGGCGGTAGTGAAGATCATTTACTCGCATGGCTTGGCGTTAATGACTTGATGCAATTGCCGGTGTGGAAGTTTGAGAACGCTATGAAGTCACTAAACAAGCGGCTTGAGGATAACGCCAAAAAACAAAGCTATGCGGAGGCTTCCGAAGGTGAATAATCGACCAATAAAATTTAGAGGGTGGACTGGCAGCGAAATGCTGCCACCAGAAGACTTAACACAATCACCAGATCACCGGAAATGGCTGGGAAAAATTGACGTAGTACTTATGCAATTTACTGGAGTTTTGATAAGGAAAGATTTTGGAAATAATTACAGCAATGAAGTTTACGAAGGCGATATTTTAGAAAGAAAATACGATAGATATTACTCTCTAAACGGTTTTGAGCTTGCTAGAGGTGTTGTTACATATAGCCCTTCTAATGGTTTTTCGTTAACGAGCGTTTTTGTTAAGTTAAAAGGTTCGAAAGCTTGGCGGAAAAACAAACCGATAAACTCTCTGCATAACTTTAAGATAATAGGCAACATCTACGAAACACATGAGCTAATGGAGCAAATAAAATGACTTATTGGTGCGAATCCCCCCAAGGCTCAGAAGAGTGGTTAAACGACCGGTGCGGCGTATTAACCGCATCTAAATTCATTGACTGCATGGACGTTTCAACGCGCGGCGCCACAAAAGGCCAATACAAGGCCGCTGCGCAGAAGTACGCTAAAAAACTGGCTTTTGAGCGCATAAGCGGCAAGCTATTTGATACCGACGATTTTAGCCCTTGGCAGGCTAAACGCGGTAATGCATTGGAGCCGGAAGCCAGAGAACGCCACGAGCGAGAAAAAGGCGTTATTGTTGAGCAGGTAAGTCTAGCGCTTAACGACGATCGAAAGTTTGGCGCAAGCCTGGATGGCCGCATAGACGACGATGGAATGAGCGAGTACAAGTGCTTTATGGACCCAGAAAAGGCCTACTCGATTATCACCAAGGAAGAAGGCTTTATGGATGCGGTTATGCCGCAAATTCAGGGCGGGCTATGGATCACAGGCCGCAAATGGTGCCACTTTTGCCTATATTGCCCGCAATTGGCTGGCACCGGCCTAGACTTCGTTTGCCACACCATTGATCGAGATGATAACTACATAGAAGAAATGGAGTCCAAGCTGTGGAAGTTTGACCGGTACGTTGAAGAGTTAAAAAGCAATCTTTTAAATACACTTAAGTAAGGGGAATAACATGCAAGAACTAGCAAAAATCGAGGAGTTAAGCGCCGCCGAAGCTGCCGAAGCCAAAGATAAATCATTTTCCGCGCTAAAATACTACATGGGCATGCACATGGTTATTGGCTATGCCGAAGAAGATGAGCGCCAGCGCATTGCACATGAAGCCGAGCAAAAGCGTCTAGAGGATGAAGCTCGCGCCGCTGACTTTGAGCATCGACGAACTATCAACAATGATGCTGTCGCTTCAATGATGGCCAATGGAATTAGCGAGGATTGCGCCAAAGCCGTTATTACTCAAATTGCAAAGGGCAATATTTACCACGTTAAAATGGAGTATTAATGATGATCATTAGGGTTATTGGCTGTGCATACACCGCTTTTGCGTCATGGTTATCAATTAAAAAACCACTTAACCAAAAAAATGAAGGATTGATGATGCGATTATTTATTAAAATTATCATATTCATCGCAGCAACTGTTGCTGTATTTTCGGTGGCTATACATATTCCAGATTATGTTTATTGGGCTGTTTTCGCCTATGGCTCTATTTTATGCATTCTTGCCAACAAACCTAAAATCAAATCAAATTCAGGACTAAACATGACTTACGAAATACCAGAAATGCAATTTTCAGACTTTGCCCGCGAAGTTACCAACTGGGGTGATTCTCGGAAAATTTACACCGAAAGCACTTGGCAAAAGCAGCTCGAAAAGTACGGCGCCGAGCGTGCCGAGCTGCTTTATGCTGAAACCGACAAAGATCGAATGGACGCCTATGGGGATCAGCTTGTGTGCCTCATGCACTGCCGAAATATGTACACCGGAGCTATTGATCACTCATTACCGATTAAACCTCTAAGTGGAATTGAGCAGCTTTTATCGGCGCGAAATTTCGACATGGCCATTAAGTGGGTTTTAAGTGAGGCTCGAGAGGCGGGCTATTCACCAGAGAAGTGCATGCACTTGGCATGGGAAGGTGAAAACAAAGACGGTATCAAGTACCGCGTCGGACTAATGGTCAAAAAGATTTTTACCAAATGGGATGATTTAACGCACGATCAGCGAATTGAGGTTGCTAAATCTGGCCAGCTAATGCCCAGATGGGTGGACAAAGAGCGATGCAAATCTTTTTGCTCTGATTATGACTGGTTTGAAATAACAGCAGCTGAGGAATCAGTTTTTAACAGTTAATTCGGGCCCTTCGGGGCCTTTTTCTTGTTGCGCCGTTAGCTTTATGCACTTCTCTTCAAAATCAAGAACCATACTACAGCCGCCATCTATGGCATCGATTTCTGCCTGAGTGATTTTTATAAACCCTCCCGCGCGGCGAACCAATACAGCAAGCGCATGGGTCATTATTTTGTGATCTAACTCTAATTGTGTTGTCATAGTTTTTCCCCTTATAATGACTATTATTGTACACCATAAAAAAGGGTTTAGCATGACAAGTGAAAAGTCTCTGCACACAAAAACAAGGGAGCTTTTAATAGAAAAAACTTCTATTTCAGGAACTCACATAACATCCGAAGAGGTCAGGAAGGGTAAAACTACATTAAGGAAAATATCAAAAGACACCGGAATTAACTACGAATTTTTGAAGAGCTTCAAGCTAAAAAGACGCGGAAATCCTTCTGTTGATAAAGTTCAGGCACTTTATGAGCATTTGAATAATAAGCCCCTTAAGGTCTAAGGGGTTCTAGTCCATTCATGGGTGAACGTTTGCCAGCTATCAACGCCACCGCGAACGCTTTTTATCTCAACCCTGAGATTAGTTGCAACGCTGCCGTGATCAATGGTTTCTTGCGCGGTTGTGTAATCATAGGTATTTGACGCTGTTGTGTCCGTTTTTAGCGTAGTTGGACCATCGGTATCAATAATCGTTATTTCGTACTCCGTGCCCGCCTCTGGGCCTATATCACCCTCTGTGAAATCGACCACATCAACCGTTTGCTGTAATCTATCTCTATGTGACCACGTTAGTTCAATATCGCCGTCTGTGGAAGATGGATAGTAAGCGGCGTTTATTTGTACATTACCAGGGGGGTATGGCTTATCTTGTCGAGCATATAGCGTGACCGAAGACTCAAGCGCGTCACCGATAGCAAGCCTCCCTATATCTGTATTAACCAATGCTTTGGCTGCCACGGTATCGCCAGCCAAATACTCAACGCCGGACTCGCCAACATTGCCCTCAGCAAAGTAAATTATTGATCCATCAGCATGAGCCTCTGGATATGTGTCTAGACACCCGCGAGCTATTGTTATTTGGCTATTTATCTGGTCAATGTTATCTACTCGAACATACTCACTGTCGACAATTGCGTAGGTTCCTATGGTTACGTTCATCACGTAAATATCGATGCCTGTCACGTCGATAGTGTCTGGCCCTTCTGATATGCCTAGCGATCCATTCAGTGTAACCGAAGGAGAATAAAACCCAAAATTACCGGTATCCTGATATCCGCCGCCAATATTAACCCAAAGCTGATAATCAGGGGTTGCGATAGGTGGACGTTTTGCAGCTAGCTGAGCGTATGCAGATGTAGATTCAACTGCAGAAAGGTCTCCGCTGCTAAATGTGCGCGCAATATCCCAATATGGCGTCTCTACCATAATCTGGTCGGTAACCGCTATAGGTGCCGTAATCGGATCAGACCACATTGCAGGCTGAGTGTTTATGTATGTTGTTTCTGGCAATGTGAAGACATCCTGAGTAAATCCAATAGTGACTACTCCACTTTCCAGTGACCCGCTATTGACCGAAAACACGCGGCATATCATGGTGTCAATACCGTAATCATCCCAGCTAAGTTTTATAATGTCACCAGGTAGGACGCTGGCGCCAAATCGGTTAGTCTTTATGGTTCCTTTTGCTAACGGAGTTCCGTATTGCTTAACGTCCCTTAGTCCAACTCTTCGCGCTATAGTCGCGTTATCAATGCCCGGGTAATTTGCGGTTTGTGATATTACGGCTGCCTGATTTTGAACTGATGCCATATCCTGAACGGGTAATGTGGTGTCCTTTCCGGCAAATTGAGGCCGGTATTTAACCACTACCTCATTTATCATTTCGCCAAAACTTGGGCGCTCAAAATCTACAAATTCAACTATATTTGATTCGTCAAATACTGGCGCATCATCAATATCCTCATTTGTCGGCTTTCGAACCATTTTAATAAACCACTGATTTTCGCTTTTGTTTTCATATAAAACGGCGTTTATGTGGCTTAATATTGTTTGCGCAAACTGCTTAGCCTGAGACTGCTGATTCAATATTAAAGAAAGTCCAAAATTCTCGTCATATAGAATGTCGGCCGCCTCCATGAATGACTCTTCGTTAATTCTGGACGGGTTTAATCCTATTCCGTACTTCTCACTGCTAGTCGTCATTACATCATAAAGAATATGAACTCCATTGCACGAACCTTCTGGTATGTAGTCAGCATCACCCTCAACACCTTGTCCTGCAATATACGCTTTTGATGGGTACCAATCGGGGTGATCCTCAGCATCGATAGACCACGGTTTTGGATATTTTGTCATCGCAGTAACGTAGCAGGCGTTCAGAACTAAACCCATCACACCCCTAAATGCCGGTATATCCTCGCCTCCGCCCATATTTTCTTTGAGATATTGATTTTGACCTTGCGATGCTCCGCCAAATTCAATATCTACAGAACCCTGAACGCCACCCTCTTTTTTCTCTCCGCCGAACAAATCAGGCTTATCTATGTATATACTTTCGTTTGATGTAATCTCTCCGGCCCAAAGCTCTTTCCCCTCTGCGTGAATACCTAGCAGCTTTTTGACTGGATAACCAGTTATCATGTGTATTCCGATATAGAATTTATACCCTATTACTACTGACTTGCTGCTACCCATCGTTTTCCTCTGCCTCCGCCGCCTCAACAACTTTCAATGCCATAGAGTCACCGGTGGCAATTAAAATTTCAGATTCAATTCCATTTTTAAGAAAGTTGCTAAGATCAAGATTATGCCGCGCAAAAAAACCGCGTATTCCTGGTGTGCAATACGTATTATCAATTACCATTCTGCAGTGTCTAACATAAACCATGGTCATTAGCTTTTAACCTCTATATAGCTTATGTCGCCATACCACACGATATTTGGACTTTTTATTCTTCGTCGTCCCCATATTTTAGGGATTTCACGACCAGGCTCTGCGGTCGGTATATCAAATTCATCAAGCGATGGAGGGGCCGCATCCGGCGGCTTTGGAGCCATAACAATAGCAACTACAGCGATAACGATCGCAACAACTAAAGCGTACCAAGTCATATTAAAATACCGTATCCCCACCCATAGGGTTTTTCATTCTCGCGGACAACCATGGGAATCCGCCATAGTTTTCAATGTTGCTGAATTTATCCTTACACGCAGTCATATTGTGTCCGCACCCTGGGTAAACCTTAACGCTATCGCCAACTTCTAAATCAGAAATTGTTCCATTTAGCGTTATTGTTCCGCCTGTGTGAGATAGTATGGTTCTGCGGTCAGAATATCCAGATCGCAACCACTCAAGATAACCCCCGTCAAAATAACCATCACCCTGAGCGGCTATTTCGTCTGCGGTCACCGTTGATCCTGTTGTTGCCGTAACCTCGGCAACCACTTCGAAATCCTCTCTATTTAGACCGCAATCAGCGCCATACAGCAAATGCGGGCACTCTGGCTGATACCGTCTTCTTAGGGTCGTTCGATTCATTGTCGTGGTTTCTGGTTCGCATCTAATATCACATTTTGCGCCTTTAAATTTGACATTAGTCACTCGACCATTCCAAATAGTAACAACTTGGCTGGCAATGTCAGATTCATGGTATTGCTTTATAGATACCTCAATAGTGTCGCTAGGTGACCCTGCAAAGTATTGGATAACAAATGGATTTTTTACTGTAGCATTAATCGTTACTGGTGCTTTTGCTATATCTTGCGAGCTGTTTATTGCCGGCGCCTTCATTGTTTGATCGGTATAGGTTTGACCGCCAACAAGCTTATCGGAATCGGAAGACGTAAAGCGCCAAACAAATGACCCTCTGGTAAACTCGAAAAGCTCGACTGGCTCAGCGTCGTATTCTGTTGCTTCTATTAGGTCGTAACTCATGCCTTGTACTCGGTTATCGCCATTTCAGTCTCACCAACGTAATTACCATCCCATTTTATCGCAACTGTATCGCTAGTGAGGCGCTTTTTCCCCATAAAGCAAACCTGTTGAACCACAGAAGTATCTATGTCCAGTGATGGTGTTAACGTAACCGTGAGGCGCGTGTCGCTGTCCCTTGTTATGCCTGTTATTTCGGCAAACTCCCATGATCCATCACTGATTTTAAAAGCTATGTGAATCCTGTTTGCGGCATTTTCCGCCTGCCCGTCGTTCACACACTCGAAAGAGGTGGTTATTTGACCAGTAGATGTTATCCGGTAGTTGTTTTCGAAGCTCGGCATGTAAAAGCCTTTGGCGCGCCCGCTAAGTTTGTGCATGAACATCTTATAGTCCCATGCGGTGGCCAGATCATCTAAAGCTATTTTCCACTTTGTGTTAATTTTGGTGTAATCCCAATATGAAAACTGGTCTTGCTTGCCAACGCCAAAATCAATCAATTCTATAGGGTTGTTGTACGATGCACTTGCCGGAATAAAGGGCTGATCAACAAAAACATCAAGGCCTTTGTATTGATACGACTGATCGGCACCGGCAAAAGCCAAGTTATCCACAACCTCAAAACTTGATGTCATTTTACCGTTGTAACCGGTGAACGATCGGTTGGGGTCTGAGTTCATGCGGGCAACGCGAACCGGCACAACCTCGGGGTTTGTGAAGTTGAAGTTTATGCCGCGGTCAAAACCTAGCGAATCGCTTTCAATATCAGCTATTTCGATAACATCAAATTTACGCGGGTTAGACCAAATAAGCGCTAGCGAGCCAACGCGGAAATCTCCGTAGGCTGTATCGACTGAAATGGACGTATCGCCAAGCGTTGCATTTGATCCCTTTCTAGCCTCGTGCCACATTGGCAGCGCCCAATTTTGTGACCGCCAGCTATGCGCCAAAATATCCGCCCTAGTGATTTCGTTAGGCGTTAAGAATACTTCAGTCGATAGCGATTGTCTCGGCGCTGATCTTAGCTTTCTTCGCTGTTCAATTCCTTTTTTAGTCTCGATTACGTCGGTTTTCCACTCGAACGACTCAGACATTCCTGTTTTGAAATAATATGGGAATAACACAACGCGACTTCCAGTGATCTGCAAAAACACATCATTGGCCAGCGTGAAATTAAAACGGAAATTGGCATCTAGGTTTGTTTCACCTATCGCCAAAACCGTGACGGTATATATTTTACTTTCAGTGGCTCCGTAGGTTTTAGCGCTATCGTCATCTATCGAAACGTTGCTATCGCCAACCAAATCAACCGAAACTAAATCTTTTGGCTCTAGGTAAGCGTTCCAAACCTCAACCTCGAATATTTTATCCTCAACGACATTGCCAGCATTAAAAATAGGCGGCGCTATGTGAATGCGGTTGTAGAAGTCGTCAAAAAAGCTGGCCTGCCTATATCCATATATAGACCACCCTATATTATCAGGCGTTCTAAATATTGAGTATGCCCCATTGATCATATCAACAGAATCGTACAGCGATGGATTATACTCAGCATCCTGAAATCTATTTAATTCGTCTGAAATATCGTCGTTTTCGTAGCCAAACTCAAAAACTGATGACGGGAAACTTGCTATTATTCCAGCCACATCTATGGACCCTGATATCTTATCGCATAACCGAAGGTTCCTGAATGTGTTACCCCTGGAGTTGTTGAAGTCCCATTCCTCAATGATGAGTCTTTTCTAAATAAAGGGTAACATTTCCACTTTTCTGATCCGATTGTAATAACCTCAAATAAATCTACATTGTCATTCCTAATGTATCTAGCATGACTTAGGTTTGCAATAACTGTAAGCCCAGAACTATTCCTACGCTTTATCGCCTTTATCGGAAGCAGCGGGGACGATTGATTTGATAGATTTGGTAGAGATGTTAGTAATGATGCGCAATAAGATATACCCAGTAAATTGCCAACTCCGCTGCCAGACTCTTGAGACCACCCAGTAGAGTCTAACCCACTATGAATGAATGATGATTGGTTGAATGACGGGTCTCTTCCTGTAAATAGCGGCGTTCCAACATTATTTAAATAGCTGTTAGTTCCCAAGCTATGCTGTGTGACAGAGAAAAGAACGAACCCACTAAACTGGCTGCTGACAGCTTTATTTGCCGGAATTGTTCCTGTTATCCACGCTCCTGTTCCTCCTATATTATCTAAATCAGAATGACCGAATGCCAGAATCTGACAGAAGCTAGTATCGTAATTAATAATGCAATATATTTCATCAGTATCGTCAAATGAATGTATTTCATAATTAATGGGAAATGTAAATGTTCCGCCACTATTTGAAACTATTGCGGCACCTTGAGGAGCCTGATCCAGCAATGTTGATCCAGATTTTCCGGTGCCACCATAAACCGCAAGATAAGAAGATGCTGAATTTCTTGACGCCAACTGAAAGTAGCATCCACTTTTAAATAGTATTCCGTCCTCTAGCGTCCATCCATTAGCGACAGACTCAGCCTCAATAGCTGTTTTAATTTCGTCCATCGTTGTTGCTGTATCGGCAATGTATCCCATTATACCATCTCCATGGCAACAAATTCGTGCCACTCTGTCCTATAAACGTTTTGGATCATCACAAGCGCGCGACCACCCACTGAAATTATGTCGTCAACAGCCTCAACAACACTCAATCCAGATTGATCAATAACTGATGATCCTCCAACCTGAATAACGTTTTCAACCGCATTATTAAATCCTGTGCAAAAATAAACACCATCAAACTCACCAAAAACATTTGAAGGTCCGTAGTCTCCAATAGAATCCTTATCTTGGTACATAATTATTGGCTCTATTTGATAAGAATCTCCCGCAGGAACCATAGTGCCAGATCCTTGAGGCCCTGCTAGAGAATTTAATTTGGAGTCACCTTGAGTAAATGGATAGCAATTTGCTCTTATCCAGTTTCCAGACTGATCTCTAATTGAAAGCTTATTATTTGATTCGTCTGATCTGTAACCAGCAAATGGGAATGTTTGTGTTGTAGATGAAAATCTAGCTGATGATCCTGAGTTAGCCATCGCCGCGCAAATTAAAAATGAAGGGTATTCGCCAGGTCTAAAATACGGCATACCCTTTCCCACATAAAACGTCTCGTATACGGGAGTTCCAACCCTAAGTCCGCCAGTTATTCTCTGAGGATTGCATGAAATGAAATATGTTATAGAGTTATTGTGGCCGGGCGTTGAATAGTATTTCCCTCCTGGCTGGGATGAAAATGAGTTTTCAGCAACATAACCAACAAACACTCCGCAATTGATATTGTAATAATCAGATGTAATATTTTGATAACACTGAAACCCAACAAAAATCTCTTCGGTGCCACTCAACCCTTCACCCTGCAAAATCAACTCATGGTTAGCGGTGCCGGTATCATAGCGCAGCGTTACCCAGCCGTTGGCCTCGGCCAGCG